GTAAAGCGTCTCCTCGATCTTCTGCCGCAAATCCACGAGCATGTCAAGCGCACGCTTCGCGCGCTCCCACCGATCCAGATCGACCTCGACTGTCGACCGGCGGCGCTGGCATCTCTCGCAGCGGTAGCGCCGCGTCCTGCCGTCGTGCCGGGTGCGGCTGTCGAGGACGAGCATTTTTTTGTTGCATGTGGTGCAAATCATATGGGTGCAGAATTGGTTTTGCATGGCAGAAATGCCGAGCGTGAAAAACTCGGGGGTGAGGCAAAAACCCCCCCCCTTTAGGGGGGGTTTTGCACCCCCCGATTTTGCACCCGGCATCCATGGGGGTGCAAAATTGTATTTTGCCTCCATTTTGCTCCCATTTTGCACCCCTCTATTTTTCATTGGATTTTTCGCTCTCGAGTTCATGCAATTTGCGCTTGATCGTGTCGGCTGAGACGCTGAATTTCTTTGCCGCAATGGCGTAGAATTTCTTGTTCGCACCCTGCCACATCGCCCACATCGTCCGCAATTCAATGACCTGCAATTCGCTCAACGCTGGCGGCCTGCCGGCCGATTTTTTCTCCGTCTCCGGCTCCTCAGCAGGAGGCTCGCATGGCTCCCAAAATATATGGCCATCGCCATGTTTTATGTAGATTTCCGTGCACGGATCACCGAGCACGTCAACGACTCCAGCCCGGTTGCCACGTTTGGCGAGTAGGAGCCGGAAAACTCCATCCTCCTTGGTTGTCTGCAGCACGCAGATCGCCCTAGCCCAGTTGGTCAACTCTGACGACCCAAGTCCGATATACGCAAAATCATTTGAGTTCCAATGGCTGCGCGCCTTTGAGTCCGATTGCGGCTTGCCGGTGTGGTGGGAGAAGACCCATGCGAATTTGTGGCGGAAGGCCAGCGGGTTGCAGAGGTTGCGAAGAAAATGACTGGCTACCGACTGCTGGCTGATGTCATCGCCGATGTAGGATAGGAGCGGATCAGCCATGACCAGGTCAAACGGCCCGCGCTGCCGGATCAACTCTCCAACCGCATCGACAAATGCCTCTCCCGTTTGCGAGGTCAGCCGACACAGTATGAGGTTGTTGGTGATCACGTCGATCGCCGCTTTGTCAGTATTGTATTTCTTGCCCACGTAGCCCAGAACGCCCTGCGCCACCTCTGCCGTGTCGCCTTTGTCGTTTTCGGCCTGAACGTAGAGGGTCCGTAGCGGGCGCTTGGGAGCGATGCCAAAAAACGGTTGCCCGATCGCCCACGTCATCGCGGCCTGCATCGTTAGGGATGATTTGCCGACACCGGATTGCCCGACGATGAGCAACTGCCCGCCCTGGCAAACCCAGCGTTGACCGAGGAGTGTCGTCGGATCGTTTTTGACATCCATGTGCGCCAGTTCTCGGAACGTGTGGATTTCCGCGGCCTCGAGTCCCGACGATGACCCGCTGATCTCCAATAACTGCCCCGCAGCATCGCGAGCGTCGATTTCGCCGCCGGCGAGGTTTTTGCCGATCTCGACTGCTCGGCGTTTGTTCGCCAGATCGGCGATGTCGGTGAGAAAACGCGATATCTCCGGGTGGCAATCTCTATTGTATGCCATCGCGCTATCCGCGCCATAGATGACATCCCGCCAATCGGGCATACCCTCCCTTGCGCCGACCGATTCCACGATTCTGAGCAGGTGCCTAGTCTGCTCGATGTGCTCGACGATATCAGCGACCGACCTCGACCGATCCCGCTTGGCGAGCGTCAATGCGGCAGCGTATGCCGTCCCGTAGATAGGGCTGAAAAAATCGTCCGGGTTGATCTGCCTGTCCAGAATCGCCGTGCCGTGGATGCCTACAAAGGCCACGACGGCCTCCTCTTTTGCGGTGTCCGCTAACATTGGAAAATAGAACCCTCCACGCCTCTCGGTTGAGAAATTGGCCCCATGCAAAGGCTCCGATCAGCGTGGAGGGAATAGTTGGTTGCGCGCATGATTGCTGGCTTTCTCACGGCCAACCCGACTATCGGCTACAGCGCCGCACTGTCAAGCTTCCTCTTCCGGCATCTCGCCGCGCTCTTCCGCGTCGAACGCCCGACCATCATGCGGGTCATCGTGCGGCGAATACCGACCGTTCAACGCATAGTAGGCATCGATGGCGTCCTCCTTTTTGTCGGCCAACCCAGTCGCGCAGTCGCGCCACTCAGTGGCCTGCCGACGCCAGTTCGTCAACTCCGTCTCGAGCGCCGCCGCGCAAGCGACCATGTCCTCCCATTTCTCTTGCCAGCCGGGCCGGTATTTGCCCGCGGCCGCGTCGGTGCGTGGGGTTTCAGAACGGGATGTCATCGCCGTCCTCCTTGGGTTGGGGTTGGTAGCCGTTGCCTTTGGCGACGACGTGGTTGCTGGTTTTTTTGCTTTCCTCCTCATAGCTTTTCCTCTCTGCGCCGAACAGCCAGCGTTCGACCTTGTTGAATTTGTGGTCCGGGTTCGTTGATCCCGGCTCATCGCCGATAACGGCGACGCCGATCTCGTCGATGAGGTCGACCGGATCGATATCAACGTCCTCGCCGGGCACCGGTGCGCGACCAATGCTGGTCAAAAACTGGTCGATCTTCCAGCTGGCTTTCGGCGTGAACACGAGGTGTTCCCAGACCGTCGGCCCCTCAGTGCCGCTCGGGAGCAACACCTGACAATCAAGTTTGATCATCGGGTTGCCTTGCTGGGATTGTTTCTCGACCGCTTGGACGATCTTGACCTTGTATGTTCCCGGCTCGACGTAGTAGACGGCCGCTTTTTTTGGTTCTCCTGCTGTGTAGCTTGGCATTTTATTTTTCCTTTCGTTTCGTTTGCCGCATTTGGGTGATGGCTGCGACTTTGACCATGTTCTCGGGGTTCTCGAGGCCAGCCTCCTTGGCCAGCTCGAGGAATTTGTCTGCGGACATTTTGCCGCCGCCCGCGTAGTAGGCTGTCGTCGGTGACAAGTGACTCACGACCGCAATCGCGTCATCGTTTTGGACATAGCGGCGACTCGTCGATGACAGTTTCCAACCATCGATCTCCTCGCCATCCTCTAGCCGTTTGCGGAGTGCGTCCAACAGTGGCTTGCCAAACTCGGCCTCGAACCACTTGTATCGACGACCGAACTCGGCCAGGTGCTCGGGGTCCGCGGCGATCTTGTCCCGCATCTCACTGAGCGATTTTCCCTGTTCGGCGATCATCGCCGACTGCTGCTGAGCCGCATACCAATGCGCTCGCCGCACCAGCGCCGGGCACGTGTCCTTGATCGCGCACCAGTTGCAATACTCGCACGGCCGCGGATTGGTCAGTGGCGACGACGCTCGAGACGTCACCTCATCGACGATCCGCTCGGCCTGCTCGCGACTGAACTCGTAGGAGCGCACCAGCTGTTGGTCAACGTAGACGACGTGCGCAGTCCACGACTCCTCCCACTCGCTGTCCATGCAAGCCAGCGCATACGCGGCCAGTTGCTCGCGGTAGTTGCGGATTTGGCCGGTTTTGATGTCGGCCACCCACCGCTGTTTTTTGCAGACGGCGTCTGCGGTTCCCGCCTTGGACATGCCCGGAACGTGCATTGCCAGATGCTCCTCGCGAGTCTCGACGGGGTCGCCAGCGGCCAGCCTGCGGAGCGTCTCGACGCCCCACGTAACCGCCGCGTTGTCCTCCTCGCTCAACTCTGCCGCACCCCACTCCTCGCCAGCCACCTCCGCGCGAATGACGTTGTCAAGCAGAGTGCCGCGTTGCGCCGCCTCGCTGTAGCCATGACCGCCTACAAACAGACCGCACTCGGCGAGCTTGGGCAGCATGCTTGGACTGATCTCTCTCATGCCGCCCCCCACTCGGCGACCTTGGACAGGAAGGCACCGGGATCAGCCGCGATCCTGTCAAGCGCTTTCTGCGGTGCATCGCGCCACGTCTGGTCCGCCGAGATGACGCTCTTGCCGCGCAGGAACGCGTTGACCTGCTCGGCCTTCTCCTCGAGCCGGAACTGCCATGCCGGCACATCCGGGCTTGACGCAGCCGCCGCGGGTTGCGCCGAGAACAGATGCGACACCGACTCCCACACCATAGGCAACTCCTCGGCCAGCCCGGACCTCGTCTTGGCATCGTAGGCTGCGCTGTGGGTTGTCAGGATGATCCGCTCCTTGCCGCCAATGCCCTTGGCGCGGCCGCTTTCCGACTGGATCGCTTTGGTTTTGAATCTAAAGAACCACAACTCGTCTGCCCACTCTTTGACCAGTGGCGAGCACTGCTTGGAGAGTTTGAGTTCGTAGCGATCATACGCGGCGAGGAGGTCCGGCGGCTCCACGCGCTGAACTTTGGAGTGCGCGATGAGGACGACGTTCTTGCCTTTGGCGATGAGTTGGTCGAGCGAGTTGAGGAGTCGGGACATGCGCTCGGCGACCTGCACCCAGCCTTTGCCGTAGCCCCAGTCCTCGATGCTTTTTTTCTTGCTCTCGGCGAGCAGCGCATCGATGAGCAGTCGCTCGGTCCAATCGATCGAGTCGATGATGATCGACTGGTATTGCGTGGTGCCGCATTCCGCGATAGCCGCATCGAGGTCGGCCATGTTGCCAACCTCTGCTCGGTCGACGTCCAAGTGTGCCGTGCCGCCCTCGACATCCAAGAAGAGCGGCGCAGGGAAGTTTGCGGCGAATGTCGATTTGCCGACGCTCTCGACGCCGTAGATGACCACGCGCTGGGCGCGGCGTTGTTTGCCTTTTGTAATTTTCATTTTGTGACTTTGTTGATTTCTGCGAACAGGTTTTGGAATTGCAGCACCTCCTGCAACTTGCTGTATTTGGTGCTGAACGCTGCCAGCTCTCGCTTGGCATTTTCGACGATCTGATCAATGGCTTCCTTGCTGGTCAGCGCCATGCCGATCTCCATGAACTTGCCGCGCTTGCCCTGATCGATCGTGCCATCAGGCTCAATCTGCTTGACCGGCCAGAATGCGCGGACCGTGATCTCGCGCCCCTCGGGCGTCTCGATCGTCACATGCACGCGGCGGATGAGTTCATAGGCTTGAGCCTCGCGCCAGCGGCGGGCGGCCTCGGTGTCGTCCCAAGTGAAGTATCCGTGCAGGATGCTCTTCGGGTGCTTGGCGTGCGCCAGCAGGGTGCTCGGGTTCAAGCCTGCGCGTTTGCTGGCGATGGAGGGGGGCTTCTTGGGGAGTTCGTCGTTCT